GTAAGAGACACGGCACTGCAGGTAAATGCGCGGGATTTAAATTATCAAAAAGCTTTCGTTAGCGCGATATATACCACTAAAACAAGCATGAACACTCAAATCAGAGGTCAGCACGGCTACAAAACTAATGAAATTTTTGATAAAATGACTGAAGCAGAAAAACTATACAATCAGTATAAATGGATTATTAAGTGAGAAACTAGATGGCACCAAGAAACCCAAAGCAAGGAAAAAACCCAGCAAATAGACAGTCAGAATTATTTAAATCTTTGACAAGATTATTTTCGGGACCAATTATTAATTACAGATCGCAATCTGGTCGGCGTATTAGAAGACAACATTTAGATAAGTTTAGTTCTCGATTCAAATCTGCATCTGGCCAACAGTTTAAAAAGTCTCTTTACAGCCCGCTTGATCAAGTATCTACAAATGCAATTGCAAATCAAAGAAGAGTTGAGCGTTATGTGGATTTTGACCAAATGGAGTACATGCCTGAAATTGCTTCATCTATGGATATCTATGCTGACGAAATGACTACATACTCTGATCTAAGGCCCATGTTAAACATTAGATGTGCCAATGAAGAGATTAAAGCTGTCTTGGCGGTTTTATATGAAAACATACTTAATGTTCAATATAATTTGTTTGGCTGGGCCCGTACAATGTGCAAGTATGGAGATTTCTTTTTATATTTAGATATTGATGAAAAGTTTGGCGTTAAATCAGTAATCTCATTGCCGTCTAACGATATTGAAAGACTAGAGGGAATGGACTCAACCAACCCAAATTACGTTCAATATCAATGGAATTCTGCAGGAATGACTTTTGAAAATTGGCAAGTTGCACATTTTCGTATTCTTGGCCATGATAAATATGCTCCATACGGTACATCAATTCTTGAGCCAGCCCGTCGCATCTGGCGTCAGCTTACGCTTATGGAAGACGCCATGATGGCGTATCGCGTTATTAGATCTTCAGAAAGAAGATTGTTCAAGATTGACGTTGGAGCAGTTCCCCCGCAAGACGTAGAACAGTATATGCAAAAAATTGTAACACAGCTTAAAAGACACTCTGTAGTTGATTCTTCAACCGGTCGTGTTGATTTACGCTATAATCCAATGTCAATTGAAGAGGATTATTTTATTCCTGTTCGTGCTGGTTCGGCAACTGATGTAACTAATCTTGCTGGCGGTCAAAACACAACGGCTATCGATGATGTCAAATATCTTAGAGATAAACTTTTTTCAGCCTTAAAAATACCACAATCTTATTTAACAATGGGCGAAGGGGGCCAGGAAGACAAAACAACCTTAGCTCAAAAAGATGTTAGATTTGCCAGAACAATACAAAGATTACAGAGAGTTGTCGTTTCTGAATTAGAAAAAATAGGAATTATTCATTTATACACTTTAGGCTTTAGAGGCGATGATTTATTATCATTTAGTTTAGCGCTTAATAATCCTTCTAAGATTGCAGAACTACAAGAAATTGAACACTGGAAGCAAAAGTTTGATATAGGTGCTTCAGCTACTGAAGGATTTTTCTCTCGCCGCTGGGTAGCTGAAAATATTTTTGGTATGTCTCACGAAGAATTTGTTCGCAATCAAAGAGAAATGTTTTATGATCGCAAACAAGATGCTGCTCTTCAAGCTGTTGCGGAAGCGGCAGCTGCTGGTGAAGGTGGCGGTCTTGGTGGTGCTGGAGATTTAGGTGGAGACTTAGGCGACGAGCTAGGCGGAGACTTAGGTGGCGATCTTCCTGGTGAAGAGATGCCAGCTGGAGATGCCGGTGGCGGTCTTGGTGATCTCGGTGGTGATGAGCCAGCTGGCGGAGAGGAAACAGGAGGTGGTGACGATTCACCGCTCTTAGCCGTGCCTCCAGGTTCAAGAGATTCGCCAAGGATTACACCGCGTTCAAAAGGTAAAGCTTATTATCCAGTAAAAAATGACCGTCGTGCTTCAGGTGCTAGAAGCAGGTCGTATGCGGCTAAATATTCAAAAGAAAAAAGTAGTTCAGCTGTCAGAAATACAGTTCCAGCAATGCAAGACATAAGCTCTCTGACTAAAATGAATGGTTTGTCTACTGGCATTTATGAAGATAAAGAACCTATTTACAACTTGAGAGAACAACAAGAAGAAGATAAGCTTTTTAAAATAAACAACTCAGTTCGTAATTTATTAAAAGATTTAGAAGAATCTTTAGAAAAACCAACAGGAAATAAAGATGAAATTAAGGCACAATAAAAAAAGAAATACGGCTTTTATATATGAAGCGCTGATAGTTGAAGCTACAGTGTCGATGTTAAAGAAAGATCAACACAGACATAATAAGTGTGTGAGTATTATTAAAAAACATTTTGGAATTGATAAAATTTTAAGTAAAGAATTGCAATGTTATAAATCATTATATGAAAATCAAAATTTAAATGAAGAAAATAGCAGAAGAATTACTACTGAAGCCAGAATTCAGTACAAAAAAATAAACAACTCTCAAATTTTTGAATTACAAACTGGTCTTATAAATGATATAAACAAAAATTTAGGAAATTCTGTTTTTAATAATTTTGTGCCAAATTATAAAACACTTGCAACTATTTCACAATTATTTTCTGACACAACATCGCCAAAAAATAAAGTTATTTTGGAAAATATGATTGTTAATAGCATGACTCTTGATAAAAAATCAAGTGATGTTGTTGGTGTAGATTTGACAACAATTAATATATTTGCAAATAAGTTTAATGATAAATATGATAATCAACTGTTGCCCGAGCAAAAAGAATTATTAACATACTATATTTCTTCGTTTTCTGATAATGCCTTATCGTTAAAAACATATTTAAATGAAGAGATTTTAAGGCTAAAGTTAGCATTATCTAAATCGGCTATAACATCTGAAATTTCTAAAGATAATCAAATGTTGAACAAAGCCAATAAAATTATTGAAAAATTAGATTCCTTTGCGCAGCAGGGAATTAAAGATGATTTGTTGTTGACCGTGCTTAAAACTCAATCGTTAGTAAAGGAGATTCAGTCTGATGGCGATAGTAGTTAAAATAGGCCCCGGCGCTAATGATGCGAACGTTCGTCTTGAGATGGACATTCGTAAAAGTATGAATGGAGATCTAATGATTTTTGATCATGGTGATATTGATATTGTTTTATCCACTAAAAATAATAAAGTCATTGCATTTCCAAAAGAAACAATGAACGATCTTGTTTATGGCGCTCAAAATAGACTATTCTCACACTTACGAAAGAAAGGGCTTGTTATTCCAGAATCCATACAAGCAGGTTCATTTTATGGTTCCTTTGAGGCAACCATGGAAAAAGCAACCTCAGAAGAATTAAACACACCAAAAATGACACTTATCAACATATCAAAATTTATCGATGAGGAACGTCCATATTTTGAATCCACAGAAGCAATTGTTTCCTTAGCAGATGATGAGCTTACACATCCAGAGAAAAAAGATTCAACTGAGCTTGGCGAGGTTCCACAGAAGGACCAACAAGGGTCTTTGAGAAAAGGATACGTTAGAGATCCATATTCACTAAATTATCTATACACTTTTGAGTAATCATGGAATTATTAACATTTATATTGTGCGCCTATGGTCTCACGCAAATACTTGTCTATGGCAAGATTTTTTCAAAAATAAGACCAAAGAAAGGTAAGCTTGGAGAATTAGCAAACTGTCCGATGTGCATGGGATTTCATGTTGGCTGGCTTTTAATGCTTCTTTCTCCTTTCACAGAACTATTTAGTTTTGATGTAACTGTGTTTAATTTCTTTCTTTTAGGAGGTATTTCTTCAGGAACGTCATATATTTTAACAATGCTCTTCGGAGATGATGGAGTAAAACATGAACACAAGTTGGACTAGTAAATGGATGTTACAGCCCGTTCGTCGTTGCTGTAAAGGATCGTGACTATGAGTAAGAAGCTTTTAAGAGAATATTATGAACTCTGTGAAGGTGGCGTGTGCCAAGATCTTTTAACTGAAGAGGAAAAAAGATTTGTAGCTAATGGAGGCATGATGCTTACTGGAAAATTACAAGAGGGCGGTGTGGTCAATGGAAATGGTCGCGTATACCCACCTAAAGTTCTTATGAGAGAGGTTCAAAATTACAAAAAACTTGTAAAAGAAAGACGAGCCCTCGGAGAACTTGATCATCCAGAAGATTCGGTTATCAACTTAAAAAACGCATCACATATGGTTACAGATATCTGGATGGATAATAATACTGTTATGGGAAAAGTACAAGTTTTAAATACTCCATCCGGCCAAGTCCTTCAAAGCTTGGTTGAGTCTGGAGTTAAGCTTGGAATTTCTTCTCGTGGTATGGGCTCTGTATCTGAAAATGCAGGCCAAACTATTGTACAAGAAGATTTTCAACTAATTTGTTTTGATTTTGTTTCTGAGCCGTCGACACCCAACGCTTTTATGATGCGAGAGGCGAAAGAATATAAAAACGATGTATTTACCAAGGCCGATCGTATCAATAGATTATTGAACGAGGTTTTGGAAGATGAGTGATTGGAGCAGTTTTGCAGAAAATAAAGAGCTTACTAACGCCTGGCGCGATTTTTTGGATGAAAAAAAAGGCAACAAACGCCAGCGCAAGAAAGCAGCCAAGAATGCGGCCGCAGCAGCTGCAGCAGAAACAGCAGCGCCCGTAGAAACGCCTTCCGAAGAAGCACCAGAAGCACCGCCAGAAGCAGATACTCCAGAAGGTGGCGGTGAAGAAGAAAAGCCTGCAAAGCCTAAGCCTTCTGCTGGTGATTCTGTAAAGGGTTTTGCTAAGGGTGTTGGTAAGGGTGTTGGTAATATATTCGCAAAAATTCCTTTTGAAAAAAGACCTGAAGATTTATTACCAACTTTAAGGCCAACGACCGGTATAGGAAAATTCGGAGTTGGCGCCACTAAAGGTATGAGAGCAAGAAGAGCACTAAGGCTTGCAAGAGATTTAGACGTATCTCGCATTGCTAAAGCGGGCGCTAAAGGCGCTGCAGCAGCCGCTGATCAAACTCCAGCCGCTGCAAAACCCGCCAGTAAAGCATTTCAAGAGCTTACAAATGATTTTTTAAATCCTATTGCCGGCGGCGTAGCTACGGCTGACGACAGTCGCAGGAACAACGCAGCTAAAAATTTATACAAATCATTGACCCCTGATGAGCAAAAAAAGATAGCAGCGCAGGTAATGAAACTAAAAGATCCGCTCCCCCTAAAGCTCCGCAAAATCCTAGGTATAACAGGTGTCCCCTCGACGACGCTTGAACAAGTAGATTTATCCCTAGAGGATCTAATTATAGAAGAACTATTGAGAGTATTAAATGAAGAAGAATGATTTAAAGCAACTTATTAAGCCACTTGTAAAAGAGTGCATTCACGAAGTCCTTATTGAAGAAGGGCTTTTATCTAATGTTGTTGCTGAGGTTGCAAAAGGAATGCAGGGAAATCTAGTAGTAGAGTCTAAAAGCGCTCCACCTCCTCCCCGCAAAGCAAGCTCTAATAAAATTAAAGAACATCGAGCTAAACTTATGAATTCGATTAACGCTGAAGCTTATAATGGTATTGACTTGTTTGAAGGAACGGAGCCAATGAGCGGATATGAATCTTCAGAACCAAAAGCCGGCTCTGTAGACCTTGGCAATCCAAGGGATTCGGGCGTTGATATAAGTTCTTTAATTGGTGGTGCTGGTAAAATTTGGGATGCGATGAAATAATATGAGTAATAAAATTAATGTGTGTGTGACAGCACGAGAATGTCGCAACAATAACGAAAGAATGATCAGAAAGTTCAATAAAAAAGTTAAGAAAGAAAAGATTATCGAACAAGTAAAAGATAGGCGCAGATACAAAAAGCCGTCTGTAAAAAAGAAAGAAAAAAGTATAAGAGCAAGACGAGCGCGCCAGCGCGAAGCTTTAAAAAGACAAAGAGCGATAGAAAGACGCAATAGAAGAAATAAGTGACTATTTATATTGAATACGCTTTATTAGGAGTTTTATAATGGGAGCAAAATCTTGGAACATATCACCGGGCTTACAAAACGTTGGGTCTTTTCAGGTCAGCGGCGCACCATACGCCACCGCATCTGTAGTGGTACCGGCCAGTGCTAGCCTAAGCGGAGACGATGAAGGATCTGCCGCAGCAACAATGTGCATACGATTTCCATATGTAACAAAATGGTTTGAAATTAGAGTTTCCGGCGCACTTGAGCCAGAGGCTAGAGCAATTCGTGTTGGATTTAGCGCAGAAGGCTTATCAGACCCAATTGTTGTGTCTGGTGTCAAAACAAGAGGAGGTAATTATTTTACAATTCCTGTTGATCATAGCGCTTCACATGTCGCTCATCATTATGAATTGAAAGTCAGCGAACTGCATTTAATGTCAAATCATACAACTGCCTTTAAGGCAGATATTGTGGCTGGTCTAACAAATATTGCTGTTGGTAGAACGGAAGGTTCCACCGGACCTAACTGGTCAGGCTCTGTGGGTGTAAGCGGGCAAGCATTATAGTAGGAGACTGATTATGGCTAAGTTTGGGTGGGCATATATTGATTGCAACTCTGCGGAGTCGGGCTCCGAAGGTCCTAATGGCTCTCTGCAATTTTCATACGATGATACTGGGCGTACAACAGGCTCTGCATATCTAACATTTTTTACTGCGTCAGGTGTTCAATCATACCTTCCAAACTCTTTAATTTTATCTGGTAATATGTATGTAACTGGTACCATCAGCGCCAGCACATTTCACACTAAAGATATAACAACTATCGACGCCACCGGCTCAACGACATTTGGTGATGATGATAGTGATATACATATGCGCACCGGAAGCTTAGTTGTTGAAAATGACGCAGCTGATATTATATTAAGTGCGAGCACAGTTTATCAAACAACATTTGTTAGAGGTTTTGCTGGAAGATATACAAAAG